TCCAACCAACACCTGAACAAGCCAACCAATTAAATGCAGTCCATCGTGAGATATTTGGACGCAACTTGCCGTCTTGCAGTACCTGTGTGACGGAAGCACTCCACTCACTTTTGATATGGGCGAACCAGCAACAAGACGCACTCATCCAACTTGCGGATGATGAGCAGAAGCCAAGACGCAAACGCAAATGAGCAACAATAAACAAAGTATAATCGTGTTTATACTTGTGATATTTTGTGGGTGCAATAACGAACCCAAGCACAAGTTGACAGTTACTGATACGACTATTTACTACGATAGTATGACACTAATAAACGAGTCACCGTGAAACGCTTAATCAATTGGTTGTGGCATATTGACAAATATGTTATTTTCACAAATGGCAAAATGTAAAAAATGAAGAAACACACAATGACATATCTCAACCACTTTGGCTATGACACAAGTTCGTTTATTCCTTGCGAGGTATGTGGCACAACTGCGGTGGACATCCATCACATAGAAGCGAGGGGAATGGGAGGGAGTAAGGAAGCCGATGTCATTGAAAATCTCCAAGCATTGTGCAGAGCGTGTCACACAAAGTTTGGGGATCAAAAGCAATTTAAACAATTCCTGAAGGACAAACATAAAATCAAACTCAATGCAAAAAGTTAAATTGTCGGACATCCGACCGAACCCAAACAACCCAAGAGTCATCAAGGATGACAAGTTCAAGAAGTTAGTCAAATCAATTCAGGACTTTCCACAAATGTTGGAACTGCGACCAATCGTTGTCAATGACGAGATGATTGTGCTGGGTGGCAATATGCGATTGAAGGCATTGGAACACTTGGGCATCCAAGAAACATACATCATCAAAGCCGGTGAGCTGACTGACAAACAGGAACAAGAGTTTATCATCAAGGACAATGTCGGTTATGGAGAATGGGATTGGGAACAACTTGCGAATGAATGGGATGTTGAGGACTTGGACCAGTGGGGATTGGATTTGCCGTTGGACTTTGTAAAAGAACTTGAAGCCGAAGAGGATGACTTTGAAGTACCAGCGGATGCAATTGAAACCGACATAGTGTTGGGTGATTTATTTGAGATAGGCGAACACCGATTGTTGTGTGGTGATTCAACGGATAGTGATGCGGTTGCAAGGTTGATGGATGGGGATAGGTGGAATTTATTGGCCACATCACCACCATATAACCAAGGGGAAAGCAATGGTGATTTGTTACATACAAAAGGATTGGGAGTTGGCAAAAAACAAGCCAGTTTGTACAACCAAAAGAATAGCGACAACAAAACTGCGGAAGAGTATTTTCAATTTTCTATTGACATTTTAACAACGGCATCAATTTACAAAAACGAAGAAGCACACACGGCTTGTTGGAACATTGCATACAATTCAAAAAGTCGGGATGATTACGGAAGGATTGTATTTTCGGATAGCAACCCATTTCAAGTGAAAGAAACTATCATTTGGGATAAAACGCATTCAATCAATTTGCCCCAAGTTGGCATTTATTCAAGAAGATGTGAATTTGTATTTGTAATGAGTGTCAACGACAAATATCACACAAGCCAAACTTACAATGATTGTAGATGGAATTATTGGCAAATCAAAAGTGCAGGTTCACAAGTTACGGGGGAAGCAACCGAACATCGTGCAGCGTATCCAATTGAATTTGCAGCGAAGATGGTTGAGGATTTTTCATTGAAAGGGGATTTGATATTTGAACCCTTCACGGGGAGTGGAACAACAATGGTGGCATCACACCAACTCAAACGCAAATGCTATGGAATGGAGATTGACCCAAAGTATTGCCAAATGATAATTGACCGAATGAAGAAACTTGACCCGACATTGGTCATCAAACGCAACGGAGAAACAATGGAATAACAATGGCTGGTAAGGACAATTTGAAACCAATGGTGAAGGGCGAAACCCGAAACCCAAACGGAAGACCGAAAAAGGTGGAGACCGTCTTGAAAGAACTATTCTTGGCTGAATACAATGTCAAGTTGTCCGCTGGTCAAACATCGGATATCATTCAGTCAATACTCACCAAGAGCAGAACGGAATTGATTGACCTTGCAAAGAATGAAGAACTACCTTTTTGGATTTCAATGATTGCAAAGAAAGCGACAAGGGATTATGAGAGGGGAAGCATCCACCTGTTGGAATTACTCTTTGACCGGGTATATGGCAAACCAAAAGAAACGCAACACCAAACAATTGAAAGCAAAAATTTCACAATAACTTTGAATTTAGACAATGACAACATATCTCGGTAACGGATGGGAGAATGAGTACGGACTCAACCTATCAATCAACATCAACAAATTAAACGAAGCCATCAAGAATGGCGAACTCGTGGTCAACCAATACGGTGATGTCCGTGTGAACTGCAATCGTATGAAAGCACCGCACGAGAAGAGCAAAGCAACACATTCACTTTCAGTTCCCAAACCAAGATGAAGAAAAGTTGGCGAGGACTTGATGTCTACCCACCAACGGACGAGGAGTTGAAGTTGGTACACACATCACAAGGTGAAATCACTCTCGCTCGTTATATGGATGATTTGTGGATTTGTGAGTATACCAACCGCTATTTGACTATTCTCTACTGGATGCCTATTCCAATACTGCCGAATGAATGAGGGTGATTCAGTCAGGACATATCGGTGATTTAATCTATTCGCTTTCTGCAACCAAGAGGGCATCGGAATTGCACGGAGAGAAGGTTGACTTTCACATCGGATTCCGTGAACCGAATGGCACGCCCAATCATCCCGGTGGTGGTTATTGTATGAACCCAATCTCATACGCTTACATCAAACCATTGCTTGAATTTCAACCATACATCCGAAGTGTGCAGATGAATGACCACTCGGACATCGTGTATGATTTTGATAAATTCCGAAGGCACGGACTCAACTTGAGTGCTGGTGACTTGAGGAGAAACCACTTCTTTGTCTATCCCGAATTGACTTGTGATTTGACTCAACCTTGTGTGATTGCACCTGAACCGATTGATGAGCTGAAGGACACAATTCTTTTGAACTTTAGTACACGCTATCGCAACAATGACATCAACTACAAATCGCTCAAGAATTACAAGTGCATCTTCTATGGCTATCAGGAGGAATATCACGCTTTCTGCTCACGCCACCAGTTGGATTGTGAACACCTAAAGGTGAGAGATGCTTTGGTATTGGCACAAGTCATCAACTCGGTGAAATTGGTGATTGGGAATCAGTCATCTACCTTTGCAATTGCAGAGCAAATGAAAGTCAAACGGATGCTTGAGTCCTATCACAATTGCCCAAATGTGATTCCAATGGGAGGAGTCGCATATGATTACAACAAGAACTACACCTTTGAAAAGATACTAAATGAACTTATTGATATTAACTGATGGAATGAATGGTGTGGTTTATCACCGCATCTATACTCCACACCTACGGATGCAGTTGAATGGAGAAGCGACAATTGATGTCTGCCAATCTCAAGAAGAATGGATGACTGTGGATTTCAAGTTGTACGATTTGATTGTCTTTTCAAGATGGCTTGGCAAAAACCAATATGACATTCTCAAGCGGATCGCTGATGCCGGGAAGCCGTATGTCGTGGATGTTGATGATTATTGGGTACTCCCAAAATACAACCCGGCATATTGGGCATACAGGAAAGGCATCAAGAACGCCATCAAGGATGCAATCCACTATGCTGATGCAGTCATAACTACAACACCGATGTTGGCGAAGGAGGTGAGAACCATCAATGAGAATGTCTATGTCGTTCCAAACTGCTTGGACTTAACACACAATCAATGGTCGCAACCAAAGGAAAAGAATGAGACGGTCAAGATTGGATGGGTTGGTGGAATCACACACGAGGAGGATTTGAAGCTCATCGCTGATGACATCAATGCTATGGATGTGGAGTTCTACATCTGCGGTTACACTCCGAGCGACCATTGGAACAATATCGTCAAACTGATTCCGAAAGCAAAGATTGTTCAAGGGACATCGGTGTGGGAATATGGAGAGGTTTACAAGCACTTTGACTTTGTACTTGCTCCGCTTCAGGACAACCACTTCAACCAATGCAAGAGTGAGTTGAAGATTGTGGAAGCCGCAGCGTATTCAATCCCCATCATCTGCTCTGCGGTGTTCCCTTATCTCTACCACACTTCAAACGATGGAGTCATCTTCACAACCCAAAACAATTGGAGAGCATCTATTGAGAAACTGATTGACGCTGGTCATTCGGTTCGGCAATCAATGGGCAGAAGCAACTTTGACTATTGCAACACCTATCACAATTTGGAACTGCACAACCTGACTCGGTTGGCGGTGTACGATAAACTATGCAAATAAACTACAAGCGACCTTATGTGACCAGTTACCAACAAGCCATCCTTGATTGTGAGGAGAGGTTTACCATAACTGCTGCGAGTACAAAGACCGGGAAGACGGCATCGCACATCATTTGGTTGTTTGAACAAGCTCTGCATTGTAAGGATGGGCAATCCGTTTGGTGGGTTGCACCTGTATACCAACAAGCGGAGATAGCATTCCGAAGGATGAAGACACAAGTCACCGATGTCAACTTCTTTCAAAGCAACGAAACCAAGTTACTGCTCACGCTTCCAACAGGATCACGCATTGAGTTCAAATCGGGAGAGAAACCCGACAACCTATATGGGGATGATGTGTATGCTGCGGTCATTGATGAGGCATCTCGTATGAGAGAGGAGTCGTGGTATGCGATGCGTTCTACCCTAACTGCTACACAAGGCAAGTGCAAACTGATTGGGAATGTCAAAGGGAAGAAAAATTGGTTCTACAAGTTGGGAGAAAGGGCAAGGAGTGGAGAGAGTGACTATCGCTATTTCAAGATTACGGCATACGATGCAGTCAAGGAGGGGATTCTCAAACTTGAGGAGGTTGAACAAGCCAAGCGAGACCTTCCCGAAATTGTCTTCAACGAGTTGTACTTGGCAGAACCAGCGGATGATAAGACAAATCCCTTTGGAATTGAGAGCATTCGCAGATGCTACCGACCTGTGTCAAAGGGAACGGTTGTCGCTTGGGGAATTGACCTTGCAAAATACTCCGATTATACGGTCATCGTGGGGATGGATGCTAACAATCAATGTGCATATTGTGACCGATTCCAAGCGGATTGGGGTATAACACAAGATAGAATCATTCGGTTGATTGGAAACACTCCAGCATTTATTGACTCAACGGGGGTGGGCGATCCTATCGTGGAGCAAATCCAAAGGGTATGTCAAAGAGTCAAGGGATTCAAGTTTACATCCCAATCCAAGCAACAACTAATTGAGGGACTCGTTCTCTCGGTTCAGCAACAATCTATCTTCTTCCCTGAAGAACCAATCGGAAGTGAGATGGAGAACTTTGAATTTGAATACACACGAACAGGGGTGAGATACACCGCACCTTCAGGACTGCACGATGACTGCGTGATGGCGTTGGCATTGGCGGTTGATTGCAAGGCACACAATAGACCGGGAACTTTTTACTTCGCATAACTATGAAATGGAATAACATAAGTATTTACCAACTGCAAGAGATTCACTCTTGTCGTGATATGTCTCACATTGAGAAGACAATGAACACACTTGCCATCGTCAATGATTGGTCAATGGACAAGGTGGAGTCAATGCCGATTGATGAGCTGACAACCGAACTCAAGAAGTTGGAGTTCTTGAACACACTTCCAACCGACAAGGTGTTGTTCACATTCAAGCATCGTGGCAGACACTTCCGATTGGCAAAGACAACCAACGAGATTTGTGGTCACCACTTCATTGAACTCCAGCAAGTGTTCAACGGAGATATGATTGAGTCGCTCCACAAGGTGATGGCGTTGCTCTCTTATGAGGTTGACTTCTTCGGTAGGGCAAAGAAGGTCACGGATGCACAAGCACACTACAAAGACAAGTGTGAATTGTTCTTGTCGCTTCCAGTTACCTATGCCTATTCTTACGCAGTTTTTTTTTCGGCAGTTTATCCCAAACTATTGGAAACTATCCTA